TTTGGACTGATATAGAAGATTTATCTACTATTGAAAGATTTGAATTTACTAAAGAAGATTTTGAATAATGGCAATAACAACAATAAATAAAAGAGCATATGATTATTTATTAATTCAAGACCAAATAGATATGCTTTCTAATGGATTTAAAATAAGAGGTTCAGACACTTCTATTAATGGTTCAGGTTCAACTTATATATACATGGCATTCGCAGAGAACCCTTTAGTAGGAACGAATAACATTCCAGCGACGGCGAGGTAATGAATTCTAAATTAGAAAAACTTTTTGGAAAACTAGAAACTCTTGAAGATCAAAGACAAGATGTTTTAGACGAGATTAAAAATATGTTATACGATTTAGAATCTGAAGAAGATGACTATGAAGATGAGGAATTTGAAGAAGAAGAACCTGAAGGCACTAACTAATATGAGTGCTTATGAACCATCTAACAGATAAGAAAAGATTAAGTCTTTTTATTACTAAAGAAAATGAAAAGAAGTTAAAGGAACTAAAAGACAAAACTCTATTGAAAAGCAGAAAAGAGGTAGAGATAAATGGCAATGGAACTACAGGGTATGTTATCAAAGAAGGCTCTCAAAAAGGTAGAGTCTTAAAACACATTATAATTCCAACTAAAAATTTATGAATATAGATATTAAATGATTAAAAAACTAAAACTTATTATCTGCAAACTATTCAATATTAAAATGTGCAAATGTGAAAGACCCACTCCACAAAATCCTAACAAAAAATTTAACCCTTTTCACTTCATGCTATAATGGCGAAAAAAGGAAATATATATGGTGCAGTTATTACCTATACCAAAAGATACAAAGGAACTTCCATTGGAAAAAAACCAATATCTTCTACCATGAACAAGAATAAGCGAAAAGGAAGATCAAGAAAACAGATCAGAAACTCTGCTAAAAGAGGTCAAGGAAAACCTAGATAATTGACATTATGGTCAAATACAACTAATAGGACTTTATGGCTAAACAATCTCCAACAGAAGTTAAATTAGAGTTTATCTGCAGAGAGATTAAAGAATTAAAAGAAGAACAAAAGCTATTAAGATCTGACATCAACAAAGGCAAAGGTGCTTTATGGCTGTTGCTTATTATTGCTGGTATGGTTACTGGTTTTATGGAATGGTTTAATAGATAATATGCAATTTATGTTAATTGTTTACGCTTGTTCCGTTGTTTATGGTGCTTGTGGTGAAAGGGTACAAAGTCCTGAATTATATAATACTTATAAAGAATGTATGTTAGCTGGTTATCAAACATCTATTAAAGCTATTAATATTTTAGAAGAATCTCTAGTTAATCAAGAAAAAATATTTTTTAAATTTAATTGTCTATCCACACCTAGTACATAATCTTTACACATACACCATATATAGTTATACAACTTGTAGGTTATGGGTATTAATGCAAAACAAAATAAGGGTGTTATATCAGAGCTAATAGCTCTTTCTTACCTTGCTAAACTTCCTGATACATTAGTGTTTCAAGTAATAGGTGGAGTTGGTCCTATAGATATTGTTACTTATAATATTAAAACTAAAAAGTATATTAACTATGATGTAAAGACTGCTACTTATAGAAAAAGCAAGTGTTATAACAATAAAACAGGAGATATAATCAATAGATCTCCTAGTGAAAAACAGAAAGACTTAAAGGTAAAAATATTATATGTCTACGAGGATGGAAGAGTTAAAACATAGAATTAAAATCCATGAGGGTTTTAGAGATACTGTGTACCAAGATCACTTAGGTAACGCTACTGTGGGTTGGGGACACTTAGTAACTAGAGAAGATAACTTTGTAACAGGAGTTACCTATCCTGAAGAAGTATTAGAAACTGTGTTTAATAAAGACTTTACTACAGCTAAAGAAGGAGCAGATGAATTGTGTTCTGGCTTACCTATTAATTATATTGGTAGAGGTGTGATTATTGAAATGTGTTTTCAGTTAGGCAAAACAGGAGTATCTAAATTTTATAAAATGTTTGAAGCATTAAAAGAAGAAGATTATAAGACAGCCAGTGAACAAATGTTAGATTCTAAATGGCATGAACAAACGCCATCCAGAGCTAAAGGATTGTCGTACATAATGAGGAGTAGTAATAAATGAGAGATTATAAAAAAGAATATGCTAATTACCATTCTAAACCAAAGCAAAAAAAAGACAGAGCTGGTAGAAATGGTGCAAGAAGAATAATGAAAAACAAACTTGGTTCTAGTATTTTAGGTAGAGATGTAGATCATAAGGATAGAAATCCTAGAAACAATAGTGCTAGTAATTTACGAATACAATCTAAATCTAAAAACAGATCAAGGAACGGATAATGATTTGGTTTAGTCTACTATCATCAGTTGTTAAAACTGGAGCAGAAGTATTTAAAAACAGGCAAGAAAGTAAACGATTAGAGTCTGTAGCTGAAAAAACTTATATGTCTAAGATGGCTTCAGGAGAGATTGATTACCAAAAATCTGTTATGGATAACAATAATAAAGGCTGGAAAGATGAGCTAGTACTTATTATTGTAGTACTACCTATTGTAGTTCTTGCATGGTCTGTATTTAGTGGAGATCCTCTTGCTAAAGAAAAGCTAGATCTATTCTTTCAATACTTTAATAACTTTCCTGAGTTTTACAAATGGCTAGTATTAGGTATCTTTGGTAGTATCTATGGACTTAAACCAGGCATGGATTTAATAAAGAAAAAATAATGACTTTGGCTGCTTTTGATATTGCTTTAATGAAAAACTATACAGAACCAAAGCATTTATTACATTTTCAATGGAATAATGGATTAGAAAAAGTATATAGGTATGCTTTAGTTGAAGTTATTGATGTAAACAATATTGAGCCACAATTAAAGCAAAAGAAAGATGAAGTGGGAATGTCTCAAGAAGAGATATGGAACAAGAAATATAATAAAAAATAATGTCAAAAGATATTTACAAATCCTTCAGTTCACAGTATTCAAAGAAAGTAAGTTTATTATCACAACAAGGATTAACTAATGGCAAGAAAAAATATTCACGGAATAGCAAAGCTAGAAAAGTCAAAGGTAGTAAGAAAAGGTAGACACTCCAAAGCTCATAAGAAAAAGAAATTTGCTCGTGGTCAGGGGAAACCCTTATGAGAAAATTTTGTGGTTGCAAAAAGAAGTCTTGGTATAGTATAATACGCAACTTTATTTTAAGAAAGTTACTTACTTTTTTCAGTAGAATGGAAAACAAACTATGGCGTGAGCTGTTTGTGTTTAAGTCTACTAAGCGATGTACTTGCAAAAGTATGCAAGAATTTAAAAGAAGTGTATCATCCCAATCTCCTAACTCAGATATGTTTAAATGAGAGAACGACTAAAAGATTTAATTGCTAAGAACTATGAACAAGGAAAAATAGAACATAGCAATAAACTTCTAAACAAAGCTAGAAAAGAAGTTGAGATTAATGGTCATGGTACTTCAGGCTATGTAATCAAACAAGGCTCACAAAAGGGTAGAGTGTTAAAGCATATTCAAATCAAGAGTAAGAACATATGAGTAGAAAAACTAACACAATGTTAATAGCACTTTTAGGAACTATATTAATGGGATTAGCTACATGGACATTGATTACATTGATAGAACTTTCAACGATTGTAGCTATGCTTAAAAGTGAGATGATGTCTTTAGATAAAGTTATTGGTAGGATATATGCTCATATGGATAGGTTAGCAGACAGATGATAAAAAATTTTAAAGACATAGTAATTTTATTAATTACAAGCGGTGTTCTAGTTTTATTAGGTACAATTATTATTGGAGATTATATTGTAGCACTAGAAGAGAATAGACCAGTAGATGAATCTGTCATTACATTAATGAAGATGTCAGTTACAGGATTGATTGGTGTTATTGGTGGCTACATTGGTGGAAGTAAATGATCTATATAAATAAGTTATTCAACATCATTAATAAACAAATAGAAAAAAATATGGATCATTGTAATCCATTTATGTATACTGGTTGGTAATATGGTTAAGAAGGCATTTCAAAACCCTAAAGGTGGTCTCAATCAAAAAGGTAGAGAACATTTTAAAAGAACAGAAGGATCTAATTTAAAAGCTCCTGTTAAGTCTGGCACGAACCCAAGAAGAGTTAGCTTCGCTGCAAGGTTTGGCGGAATGAAAGGTTCTTTATTAAATAAAAATGGAGATCCCACTAGATTAAAACTTGCTTTAAAAGCATGGGGGTTTGGCAGTAAAGAAGCTGCTAGGAATTTTGCTGAACGCCATAAGAAAAGTTAATGGTTAAGAAAAAACAAGCAAGGGAATTTATTGCAGGTAGGTGTGGCATTTGTAATCACGAACACATGGCATCTGATGGTGGGTGGATCATTAACGCAGAACAAAAATTATTTTGTCATAACTTTTGCTTTGACTTGTATTTAAACAACAGACAACTAGCAAGATTGCTAACTCCTAAAAATAGATACCGCAAAAACTATCTATAAAGAATGTTTAATCGTATCGTAATCTTCCCAGATTCTTTTACCCTCTTGCCAAAGATGTTCTTTGTTATGTTTCATTCGTATGTGATGGATCATAGTTGTATGATCTCGCTTACCAATAAACATAGATACATTATTCAAAGATAGGTTCAGCACTTCTTTAATTAAATTAATAGCAACCGATCTTGCCTGGACAATAGGATGTATTCTTTTAATAGATATAAAATCTTCTAAAGAAACATTGTACATAGTAAGAGCTTTGCTTACAATTTCATCTCCAATAATTTTGCTAGACTCTGAGATTTTGTTAGAAAAATTTTTGTTTACATACTTAACTTTTACTACTTCTTTATTAAAAGAAAGAGCTTCTACTCTATCTAATTGCTTCTTATGTTTTAAGCCAAGGTTATATCCATTCCTTGCAGCTACAGAATAAATAAGTTTTTCTCGTTCTGTTAAATGTCCGTATGGAGTAAAGTTTAATACTTGATCTAGTTCTTTGTTTTGTTTAGTGTTGAGCATAGTTTCCCTTCAGTTGTTTTACAACTTATTGTTGTTTTTTTTTATGTACCAATTACTATCTGTTTGACAATAATTGATCTTCTGTCTG